ATTGTCATTGACTACCTCTACAGTGTCTAATTTATATCCACTTAACACTCCGCTCTGGATAGTATCCACTGAGGTTAGGGGGAGGGAAGTGGTGATATCTCCACTCAAGAACCATGTATTGGTATAATCAAATCTCTTACCAACCATATTAATATAAACATCCTCATTAAAATTCAAGGATATATCGTCCACCACTGCGGTAGATCTGTTGTTATTTAGGGCATAAAATGCGTTGGTCATGCTTGGAGCAGCAGATACTTCAACAAACTCTGTCTCTCCTGATAGGCTTAGTGCTTCATTATAACCACCTTCTACATCCATCTCATCAAAATCGGTAATCAAATCTACATTTGTGAAATCTGTATGTACTTTATATATCGGAGCAGACACTTCTTCATGTGCTGGGAATATCCATCCTTCGATTTTAAATGTGGTGGTTGCTGTTATTCTAAATTTATCAGTCGCAGGTAGATCTGTTGGGTTATCAAATGATACTGAACCATCCCAATGAACTTTTGAATTAATTTCGTCACGAAAAACTGTACCAAATTCTTTGGGTGTATTCCACGATACCATGAAATATGGATTGGCATATGGTAAAAAGTTAGAAACAATTTGGTCAATATCAGACTTATATTTCGCAATCATAGTCACTGATATATCCATTGTCACTGGTATGGGGGTCGGTATTTTTGCATGACTAACTATTTCATCAGCTACATAATTAGCTCTATAAAAGAATTGGTCTTTATTAAACACCCTCGTAGCATCCCTAGAAACATTGGTCTGCTCTATGGATACTACTGGGAGTGTGATGTGTTTTTCAGCATTGATGATGTCGTGCATCACCCTTTGCTTCGGTCCAAATATATATTTGACCGCAATTTTAGATTTCCTATTTTTATGTTCATCATGTCTAAATACGAAGGTATCATCGAACGCTGAAACAAATAGTCTAAGTAGATCAGAAATCTCAAAATTATGGGTGTAGTTATTCACTACACCTATTTAATTAAATGATCCTATTTAAAAATGATGGGGGAAGTTTTTTCTTAAATTGATGTAGTGCGTTGACTACACCACCATCTAATATATATGTGATACATTCATCCGTTTTGCATCGAATGCATCGACCACAAGCCTGAATAAGTGTACATAACATCTTTTCAGCATACCATGTTTTACTCAATTTCATCATCTCAGCAGTGCGAGGATCTTTGGTTGGTAGCCAAGGAGTCTTCATAACAATTTGAAACTCACCAAGATCACCTTTAAGGTCAACACCATAAGTCATACTAGGAGATACTAGAATTGTAGGTTCAGAGCTATTCATATGCATCTCTAAAATATCTTCGTTAGTCACTCCTGTTTCGCGAACAAGTAGTCTATCTGAATTAATATTCTCTTTCAAATATTTGGCAAACCCAAGTGTGTTTGTGTGGATAATACCCTTTTGATTAGGGTGTTCATCATTAATAATAGCCTCAATTTGTTTTGCAAGAATCGGAAGCATCTTCTGCTGATTCCCATAATTAATCCTCTGATCGGCTTTAACAAGGATTGGGGCTTTATTCGCATCAAACTCAGAATCCACATCAATAAACTTGAATTCCTCGATACCTAGTGTCTTAGCATATGAAGTTGGGTTGATGATTGTAGCACTGAGGATAATGATATGATCTGCGTAATTGAAGATCAGTGAACTAAGCTTGCTGACATACAGAGGAATGAACTTGATGATAGTAGAGTCCTTATCAATGATATATTTCGCTTGGAAATAGGTCATATGTAGGGTATTTACTGAACGTGTGAAGTTCAACAGTTTTGAATATTCCCCCTGCTTTTTCTTATATTCTGGCTTAGTTTTTAGTTTTGCATTATTTTTAAAGTAGTCAATATAGTTCTTCAATTTCTCAACTAATTCGGTTTTAACCTCTTTAACCCAGTTTGATACCGCAATATCATTACTGGAATCTGATGGGAACATATTGAAATCTACATCATATTTTTGTAGATCTTTAAGATCAATTTCACATGTGAAGTGGGATACTAATTGTTCCTCTAATTCAGAACCCTCGTCAAGAATCAACACCTTTCGATGCTTGGCTTGATCTGGCAGGGCGAAGAACATACTGTAGTTGAGTGTTGAGAAGTCTTGTTTGAGTACATTATTTCTCGCATTGTAATAAGTACATTTGTTACAAGCCCAACACTGTTTTTTGACACCTGAAGAGTAATTACATGCAGCAGTATCTACTGTAGAGATGCCATCCAATTCGCAAATGTAGTTGTTTTGACCCTTTAGAATGCCAGTGTCTTCAAATGTTTCGACGTATTGATCTTGTAGAGATTTTGTGATAGTTAGGGCGAAAACACCTCGTCTATCATCAATATCTGGTTCGAAATCTGGTGTATATACCTCGTATGTATCGACCTTTTCGCAGAATTCTGCGTCAGGTTCATCGAAATGATTTGCAATTGTTTTACCGATGAAGGATTTACCTGCACCAGTTGGCGCACTACAGATTATATACTTACAATCTGCTTTGATAGCCTTTTCAATCTCTGTAAGGATTGTGACCTGACTCTTGTTTGGTGTGAAGCCTTCTGGGAAACTCATTAATAGTTTTGACATGACCGAAGTGTAGCACCAACTCGATGCTTGTCAATCTATTTCGATACAATTGGGCGTTTTATCGAGAATTTTAGGTGTTTTTCGTGAAATCGAGTCGTTGGTTTGGTCGCGCACATCTTCATTCTAAAGTAGTCCACATCACCAACTGGACAAATTGCCGATAGACAGTAATCAAAGAACATATCATCCCCTTCTTCTGTTAAATTGTATGGATATGGAATATCAATTTTTCTAACTTTATCATCCTTCTCTAGGGTGAGTTTGACAAAGTATTGCTTACCTTGAAAAAATGTCAGTTTGCCTTGGTAGATGATTTTGTCCTCAATAGATATCTCAACTGGATGATATATGAACTGCTTAAATTTGTCTGTAACATTTTCTAAAAACATAATATTTGAACATAGACGTTATCTATCCATGTAATTAGATTTATCGTCTCTAGACATTGGATACAAGATATTATTGTAAAATTCCCAAAATTTATTCGCAGGAATGGTATTTATAACCACACAATTCTCTAAAGGGACGTTTCTATAGTCTTGCATTATGACATCCCACACCACAACCATATTATGTTTAGCTTCATTTATCTTCACCCCTCTAGCCTCTCTAAAGTTTAGAGATATCTTACCATCTCTACTTCTAAGTATTTTCGCACTATTAGTACATATCATATAACGCACTGAAGGTCTGTGGGGTGCTCTCTTAGGTCTTCTACGAACAAACTGGATCTCACATACGTTACTATTCAATAATGTCGTGAGCGTAGCCCTGTTCACAGAACCTCTATATGTTGGAGCAACAAATATATCTTTAATTTTATTAAAAGCTTGTGCTCCTTTAGCTTTAATACCGTCAATAAATTTTTGTAAGGGTGATGCCATTTTATATATTTACAAAAAAATAGGCTATAGGAACATCAACCTATAGCCTATTTATATGACACGACAGAAACTCTGCCTTTATGACAACTATTCGTTGTCTAGCTTTTCAGCTACACCGAAAATTCTATTCTCGTTTAAGAAAATCCCATCTTTAAGTTTTCCTTCAACTCCATCCACATCCAGATTAGATACCTTGATACCCATCGACTGTGGAAAAAGAATCACATCACCAACATTACATTGAGTGACTCCAACGCCCTTCAATCTAACTACAGCCTTACGCCATGCTTGATGTGTTTGAGACATTGGTACGAGGATACCATTACGTTCAATACAATCGCCACCCTCTCCAGAAACAACATCAATAAATTCTGCTAGAATGATATCATCCAACACTGTACAAAGTTTATAACCTTCCAGACCAAAATCATCATTCATATCCTTCCTAGAAAAATCTAGGTGGGATTTCTGAGTAGCTAAATCATCAATACTTCTTCTCTCTTGCATACCTAAATTTACTCCATCCTCTCCTGTAGATCAAGTATTAAATCTAAGTTTTTGGTATATTGTTCTCTTGAGATAAATTCAGGTATATATAAATCCTTATCTATAACTGGTCTATAATCTTTTATGTAATTAATCTTCTTACGTGATAGCTTTGGAATCATCGTCTTCATGTATTTATACTGCTTCTCTTTACCTTCATTAATGAAGATTCCGTTCATCAGCTCATTACTATACTCCACAAACATATCATCATAAAATGATAGGAATGATATACTCATGAAGTAATTGAAATCGTGTAATAGGTCCTTAGTGATCACATCACTCTCTTTATATAAAATATCGTGTAATGCGTCAAACATAATACTATCTATTTATCATACCAGCAAATCCCATCTTCTGTTTCTTAGAAACTTCTTCCCCATTATCCTTAGAGATGTTGAATAGCTCTGCGAGGGTAATTGGTTCAGTAGGTTCATGATCAATATCATAGAACTTACATACATTCGTTGCTTCCTCTACATCTAGTTGATCGAAATGGTGGGAATAATATAGGCGACCTTTACGCTTCAATGCTTCATCCACCTTAGATTCTTCAACGTTGAATGTACACACCACTCGGATGTTTAATGAATCTTTTAGTAGTCCATCAGTCATTTCAAGAATGTTTTGTGTTCCTTGATTACGATCACCCAAGATCTCTTCAGCATCTTCAATAACGAAGATTGCATCTTTTTGATCCATTAGGAATGAGATGAATGCTGGGGATGTTAATACTGATGCCATCGAAGAAGGAATGTAAATTACAGTCTTATCTGTTTCAGCAATCATATTCTTAATGAAGTTTGTCTTGCCACTTCCTGCATCTCCATGAAGGAGCATCAATCCACCTTCACGATCCAATTCATCATCTACAAAAAAGCTTTTGATAGTCTCTAATGGAAAGTCTTCTCCATATAGAATATCATAACGGTCATCCTTAATTGGTTTTGGGGCGAGTCTCATTGTTTCGGTATATATACTGTGAGATCCCTGACAAATGATTTTAAAATTGTTCTTTGAGTCCTTTGGTTTCTCTGGCATACTATCAAAGATATCAAAGATGTAATCTTTATTTTCTTCCAAGGGGGCGAATGTAAGTTCTACTGTTAAGTAAGCATCTTCATCTCCTGATTTTGTATACATGATCGACAATACAATCATTTTATCTAGATCTACAAACATATATGATGGTTCGCTATATGCACACGAACTATTCATTAATTGGAAATCTGTACCATCAATCTTACTTAAGACGGTATCCAAGGAATCCATTGGAGTGCGTTTTGTGAGACATACATTTGGGCTATTTGTCCAAATATTACCAAAACTTGATGAGTACTCCAATACCACTGGAGCATCTTTCCTTTCCTGTTTAGATACTTTCTTGTGGTGATCGTATTCTTCTTGATTCAACCAAAGTATATTCTTCAAATTATTGGAATGTTCCTCTCTCAACTGCTCCTTCTCCCCACTTGGTGATAATTCTAGAGATGTTATGGTGCTATCTCTTGATACTCTGAATATTGATCGTCTTGTTCGTGTCATGGATTCAATTTATCTGATATTTTAATTTTGTCAACAAAAAAGGAGAGGTTTTACCCTCTCCTTGTCATTTTAGTTATTCTTCTAGCATATTCTCGACCATTTGATTGAGATTGTCCAAGTCGCCAATGTCATCATCTAGCGTCTCTGGAGTATCTTCATCAGGAATATCTTCTTCGCCTTCGCCACTCCCATATCCCCATTTATCATGAATACGTCTTACTAATTCAGGAAGAAGTTTGTTGTCAATAAGATCATAATCCTTTCGGAAGTTGCGATAATATCCAATCTTCTCTCCTTCAAAATCCACATATGTCTGACCTGCTGACTTAATAACCCCAAAGTCCTTCATCCATGTGAGTACACCGTAGTATTTATCAAGTCCTGTAGCGAACGATAAATACATCTCACCCTCAAGATATGGTTGCATGAAGCGGTTTTTAACAGTCAACGCTCTAATGATAGATCCACTGAAACTCTTTTGTGCAGCTACTTTAGTATCATCAATTGTCTTACCTTCATCATCCTTGGCTAATTTCTTAGCAAGTTGAATTGTAACACTTGGTAGATATACAGCAGCTTTACCACCAGCCATATGCTTTTCTAATGATGGATACATTGCAGAAGGATCGTCATAAACGTGATTAGTAATGATGATAGGTGTTTGGGAGGTTGTCGCCATATTTGTAAGTGTCTTCAAAAGAGACTTAATAGATTTAGCAAATGTACCCATATCAGCACTAGTCTTATCCTTTTCCATTCGAGACACTTCCATTTCACTCTGTAGATTGGCAATAGAGTCAATCGCAATGATGAATTTTCCATGTAGTTCTGGATTAGCAGATACGTTTTTAAGGAATTTATAGATTGTATTTCTAGTGGATTCAATCCCCATTGCAGGGATATATTTCACTTTAGAAGTATCAAGACCTAGACGTTCAGCCCCTTCCGCATCAATAGCATTTTCAGTATCAAAGATTACTGGAGTGTATCCTTTCTTCTGAGCATTACCAAGAATTCGCTGAACGAAATATGATTTTGCTGTAGCTGATGGTCCTGCAATTTGTGTCACTCGACCTTTTGGAATTCCTCCATCAACCCGACCTGATATAATCATGTTGAGAACAATGGAACCAGTATCAATCCAATCACTTACATTAGATAGGGATGATTTATCAAGATATGTAGCTAAAGGATTGATCTTATCAATCTCTCCCAAAGCTGAATCTATACCCTTCTGTAATTCTGTTTTCTTTGCTGCCATATTTAGTCTACATCAGTGATTGAAATAACTTTGTCCCCAGTTTCTACCTTTTCTACAGGTTTATTAATGGACTCGCTACGAGCAATGAGGTCAGCAGATACTTTAACGTCACCCATGACGATATTTGATTTATTATAAACCCACTCATTGCCATTCTCTGCAATGTTATCAATGAGTTCTGCGAAAAAGATTGGAATGACATGTACTTGTACTGTGCCACCTTGTTGCATCTCCACATGAATAACTTTTGGGTCATCTACTGTGAGAGTTGTTTCTGTTTCGCCTACCTGATTACCGATGATAATACGACCGATTTGGTCTTGGAATGTTACTGTTTTCATATTAATTAATTTTTATTTGATTTTTGATTACTTGTTTTTTCTAGCACCTGTGCCATATACGAACCCTTTTTCCTCTTCATCACCGTCTTCAATAGTGTCAGGTGTGTTATCGACATCTTCATCAATAAGATAAAGAGGTTCTACATCTAAGATTTCTAGATGTTCATTGACAAGATTTTTAACTTTCTTGGCTTGATTACTGTTCTTAGATGCAAGTTCAGTGAGATAATCATTCTGAACTGTGACAAATTGGATAATCTTATTAAGGTTCTCGTCACTAAAGACGAAAGACCTATCATGATCTGATGATTGAGAAGCAACCGCCTTAATTGTATTGAGGATGTAGGACACTGCATTATCGACTCCTTTGTCGAAGCTTTCTTGGTTAGTCATACCCATATATTAACATAATATACAGGTATGTCAAGTTCATTCAGATAAAAAATCACATAAATCAATCTTTAATGTTCTATTTGGAGGGCGCAATACCCAACCAACAGATTCATAAATCCTTTTAATGGGGGCACTGACAATTCTATCAAACATTATGTTATAATCCACCTGAACATTCTCCTCTACTTCAGCGGGTAAGTTATCAGTTCCGAATCCAATGACTGTAATACCATATTTGTTTGGAGTCTGCACGTATGCGAATTTAATCTTATCCCCTTCCACCAATTTCTCGTATTCGAATTCCAATCCTTCTACTCTACATATTTCATTAAAGAAATATGCAGCTTTGACGTTCTGAGGTGTCTTAGTTGGAGCTTTGAAGCCTGTATATCCCTTAGGAATCCACTTATTATACGTGTTCATAGAACCATTATTACATGCTTGTCCACTAGGTAGTGTTTTGAACATATCATAAGATTTGATATATAGATCAGTAGCTTTCTTCTTATCCATATCCATAATAACCGATTCAATAATTGATTTAATCATTGGTTTAAGAGACTTTGGTGTCTTAGTGGTTACAACTTCAACACCAATATACTTGAATTTATCAACATCTACCCCTTCATCATTTCGAATGTGTAGAATATACTTCTTCGGTGCTAGGAAAATACCTCTATCTGCAACAGCTTCTCGCTTGAATACTAATCTTGGATCAATACTTTGGAGAGATTTCCTTGCCCAGCTTTCCATACTATCATTAATGTATTTCTCCACACCATCACAAACATCATAGAACTCTTTAGATATGTTATTTTCCTCGTCAAAGATATGAATGCCATACTTCTCGCGAAGACATGTCAACGTGACATACACTGAGTCAGTATCATTGTATCTGATGGAGTCTTCAATCTCTTTATCAGTCAGTTCTTGATAGGTTTTAGACATATATTCTTTGAAAGCTGTATTACTTTTCTTGATTGTAGCTTGTCCTGTGAGGGTTACAGCTTCACCAATATCTAGATCACCCATAGCAGCGTACTCGTTCGCACAGTACCCATAGGTGGAGTTCAAAACGATCTTATAAGCGTGTTGGTAAGTGTTACATAGTTGAATTTCATCTTCAAGTAGTCTTTTCTCTATATCATCATGCCCCCCTTTAACAAGAATACCTTTCAATTCAAACATGCGAGACTTCATGACCTTTCTGTTTGTATATAACCAGTCAAGGAACTTAGGCATAGCCCCCATCTTCTCTTGTGAGAAAATAACTCCATTTGCTGCAAGAGATCCTTTAACAGACTTCAAATATTTAACAAACTTGTCTTTAGGTAGGTTGAAAAATTCACCAGACTCCAACTGTAGTCGCATAGTTCCATTCTTCTGAACCTTAACCATACCCAATTTAGTCTCTGGAGACATATTGCAGGTGATCATCACAGATGGATACAGACTATTGGCATCAAATGATATAATATCTTCTGCAAGACCTGTAATTGGGTCTGCGACATATCCTCCAGCAATTTTTCTACCAGTTCTAGACTTAACAAATGTAGGGATATATTTTCCCTCCATTCTTGCTCGACAAGCAACTGCGCCATTGACTACGCCAAGAGTTTCCATACCCTTTTCCATAGAGCAGAAGCCAAGT